ACCGCTGCTGGGAACCCCTGTGCCGTTGTGTATGGTGCGTCCGTCTATTCCCGGTGCCCCTTGACCGATCTGCACACCCGCAGGCCACGTTCCTGCAGCTTTTGGACCGTAGAACCGTTTGTCTACTGTGTCGAGGTAAAAATCCCCGTCAATACCTATTCCGTCATCAGGTGCGCCCTCCCCGGTGAACCATGTACCGCTTTCGATAATGGTGCCCCCGGAATTGACTTGCACCTGCACAAGGTCGTCGGAGATTACGGAAACCGTGGTTTTTGTGTCGTCTATGACTTGTACGGTGCTGCTCATATCGTTTCGTTAAGTAGATCAAAGATTCGTGTAATGCGGTACGTCCCGCCAAGGAACGTGTGCTTAAATCCATCCGCATACTCCACCCGCAAGCGGTAGTAATATTCTCCCGGGGCAAGCTGGTTCTCTGCGCTTAAATTCTTGTTCAGCACAGACACTTCCCCCGTGGCAGGGTTGGTGATTGTAATCTCCCCATCCGCACTGGAAAGCGATAGGTAGACCTTGCTGGTCTTGCTGCGAAATATCTCCATGACAACGGTAGCCCCCGCCAGCGACTTTACCGTGTCGTTTCCCGGGTCGTAATCAAGGATGAATGACTTACCCTTTAAGGTGTCCCCGTCTATCTGTGTTGTCCAGTTATACACTCCGGCCATGTCTGCTAATTTTCCTCTAAAATGGCAAAAAAAAAGCCCCGGCAGCAGGAACGCTCCGGGGATTTATCATAGTTGAAAATAGGTGCCTACTGGAACAGTTCGGCGTATTGCCAGTAGGCTCCGTCCCAAACAAGCATCACCGTCATGCCTGTGGAGCGTATGTTCTCGGTCGAGCCAACGGTTCCTTTCCAGTAAATTGTTGCGCTTCCTGCGTTGATGGTTACGGTACTTGTGGTGGCCTTTTTAACAAAGTACACCATGCCGACGACACGTGTGCTGGGCAGGTAAACTGTGGCAGAAGAAGTTGCTGTGTACCAGTAATCAGAATTTCCCAGCGTAGTCGTTCCTCCACGCCTTGCGCCCATACGCACGGATTCCAGTTTTGTAACCCCGTTCACCTCGAAGAACTGGTCTACAAAGGCTCGCACAAAGTAACCGCCAAAGTCGTATGGGCCTTGGTTCTCGGATTCCCCATACACCCCCGCTTTCGGAACAAGAAACGAGCCCGAACCGTCTACCTTGCCAATTACTGCAGCTTTCACCCCCGTGCTGATCGTAGTAATCGGGTTCCCGTTGCTGTCGTATGCGGTCGTTGGTTGGTCTGCGAATACGCCATTTGCCGAAATAAGGAAGCCATCTGCAGCAAGTCGGGTGTTGGCTGCACCTCCGTTCACGCTTGTGGTGTCCCAGATGATAGTGCCTTGTGGGCCATAAATTCGCATGGCACTGTTCTGTGCAGTGATGCGTCCGTTCTGAATCACAAAGTCTGCGATATAGGCTCCATCTGCCAGCAGCGTATCTGTCGCCACCATGTCGAAGCTGGCACCATACAGTTCCCAAGCAGAACTAACCCATCCGGCAGGGGTGTTCCCGCTGTCCCCGGTGTACGTATTGTACCTGTAGAAGTTCCCGGAGTTGGCAGGGTACTCAACCACGTCCCGTACTTCGTCAGACCAGTAGTATGTGGTTCCAGCTTGGAAGGTTCCCCGAAACTTGTAGACCATATTGTCGGACAGCAGCTTCCAGTAGGCGGGGCTGGTGGTGGGATTATCGCCTATCGTCCTTTGTATTGCCTGCCACGTGCTGCCCCGGTAATCTACCACTGACCCTGCTGGGTAAATTACCCCGCTGCTCCATGCGCCCGAAAGGTACGTCGGGTCTTCTATCCGAGTGATACTGATATAGTCCACCTCCCATATTCCAGATGCTTGGCTTTGCCTTGGAAGTACCCTGTGTAGGTGTCCCATGTCGTTCCCGGGTTTTCGCTTGTTGCTGCGAAATAGTGCTGCGAGCTGTAAGAGTTGCTCCCGGTAACGTTCACCGGATTGCCGTTGCTGTCCCAGCCTGTGATCCCGATATAGCAAACGCCCGAGCCAGCAGTTCTGCGCACACGTGCTTCTACTTTGTACAGTGCTGTGGGTGAGAAGGGCATCCGCTTCCTGCTGTGCAGCCACCTTTGGTCGTTGCCCGAGTTGTTTCCAATTTTTAAAACCTTTCCTCCTGTGGTTCCCGTATTTGAAGCAAAGGAAATTTCACCCGCCCCCGACGAGTTGTGCCACTCCCTGAGCAGGTCTTCCTGCGTTGTGTATTCCGCAAAGCTGTGAATCTCTGCGTTTGGACGGTATGCGTCATAGGCTTCTGTGTTTTTAAGGTATGCGTGCAGCCCCGTCAATCCCCCGTCGGACTTTCTTGCTTCCACAGCAAAGAGGAAGCAGTCAGAAGAAACAAAGGAAACCACGTCCCCTGAATTGGATGCGTTCTCACAGTGCCGCCAGTTGCTTCCGTCATAGCGCACAGCCATGAAATTATTGTTGATATAGGTGCTGGATGACCCAAAACGGCTGTGCGTGCTTGTGGCTGTCCAAACAATAAAGAAAACCCCGGCAACCCCTTCCCCGTAATTAGTAAGCACGTGCGTAGATTGCTTTTCTGCTATGTCGCTCCGAACATTCCCTGCGCTGTCAATTATCTTGCTCCATTCAATGCGTAATTCCCCCGGGTTTGTATTGTCGTTTCCGTCCCGGTCAAGCCACACCTTCACGTCCCCGACACCTCCGATATGAGCATCCTTAATATCTCCGGGAATCCAATCTGCAGCGTTCTCCCCGTCTGCTCCCGGGATTCCTTGCGCACCATCTACCCCGTCTTCTCCCGGTGGCCCTTGTGGGCCTGTTTCCCCTACAATCTTCGACCACGAATAGTCGTTGTAATTAGTGGATTCCGTTGGGCTGGTTTTATTGTATGCGATACCCATGTACTGCTTCCCGCTGGGGTTATCGCTCATTCCTGTGGTAGGGCTGTCTGCGTACTTTATCCAAGTATAATAGGTTTCCCCGTCTGCTCCGGTCGCACCTTGAATGCCCTGCTCACCGCGGATAAGCGACCACTGATAGTCCCCGTAGACGTTGCTCTCGCTTGGCGTACTTTTGTTGTAGGCGATACCGATGTAGTCCTTGCCAGTTGGGTTGTCCGACATGCCGCTTGTAGGCGTGTCCGCATACTTTATCCACGTGTAGGTTGGCGCACCATCGTCCCCGGGTGGGCCCTGCACCCCTTGATCGCCTTTGAATAGTGCCCAAGAGTAGTCGGCAGGGTTGCTGCTTTCCGTTTGGCTTGTCTTGTTGTAAGCGATCCCGATGTACTCTTTGCCTACGGGACTATCGGACATACCGTTTCCGCTTGCATCGTCTGCGTACTTAATCCACGTCCAGTACTGCTGCCCGTCAGCCCCCGGTGGGCCTTGAACCCCGGTGTCCCCTTTGAAAAGGAACCACTCATAATCCGCATAATCGGTGGATTCTACTGCTGTCAGCTTGTTGTACGCAAGCCCGATGTAGGTTTTCCCTGTGGGCAAGTCGCTCATGCCCGTGGTCGGAGTATCGGCATACTTGACCCACGTGTAGTAGGTTTCTCCTTGTGGCCCTTGTGGCCCCTGCACCCCTTGGTTTCCCTGCGGCCCTTGTGGACCTTCCGGCCCCCTTACTGGCCCGACATTGGTGAACTGCGTTCCGTCCCATACGTAACCGTCCCCGGTATCTCCTGCAATATACAGGTCGCCCTCTGTGTGTGGCCCGGGAAGGGCAAGGATGGCCGCTTCGTTGGCTTCTGTGCCTTTAATCGACACCCCGGAACCATCAGTCCCATCTGTGCCATCCGCACCCTTTTCCGTAACCAAGTCCCAATAGGCGTTCTCTGCAGGAACGCTGCCGATAGTTGGCGTTCCGTTTATGTAGAGCCACAGGCGACCATTATACGTAACCCCGTCCCCCTTGTAGTACATCACAGCGTTGTCGTACTCCCCCCGGTAGACGAATTGCGGAAAGGTGTCCCCGCTTTGGCTCTGAACCAGTGCGCCTTTAATGGTAAGTGTGTTCGGGGTCGTTACGTTCCAGTCCAGCGAGTTGGTTCCATCCCCGATGATGAACTTGTTTTGGTCAAGGTCAAAGTAGCTGTTCCCGGTAAGGTCTTGCACACGGCCTGTGGTAATGTACCGCCCGTTGATGAAGGTCTGCCCGTAGAGCATGGACAATCCCCTGCCCCCGTCCCGTACTGCATGTATGATGCCCACAAGAAAGGTGTAGTACCCCGCTTCGTGGTCTATGGTGCGCTGCGCAGTATCAAGCACCCACTGCCCTGTCGTGGCCCCGGGAGTAGAAACCACACGAACGTAGAGGTACCTGCTGTCGTTATCCGGGATAGTTCCGCTGTCGCTGCTGATCGTCCAGCTTCGGGGCGTGTCCTCAATCGTAAAGTGGTACATGGTGCTTTCCGTGATGCGCCACTGGTTCTGCGATGCGTTGTAATTCAGCTCCACTTCCAGCCCATCAAACTGCATGGAAAGGGGCTTCGCGCCCACAGCAAGGCTCTGCGTTTCTATGGACAGGGGCTTGATCTTTGTGGGGTCGAAATACCCGTCTACGTCAAACACCAAGTCTGTGACCGCCTGCAGGTCTTTTACCCGGTTAGCGATTTTAAGAACCTGTGCCGTGCGATCTATGCGCTCAAGCTGTACTGCATCATAATTTGATTTAACGCCCAGCAGCACACGGGTCAGGTACGACACCGTGGCTTTATTGCCCACCTTGATAGAGTAGACGTAGGGGTTTGCAACCGACTGCGACAGTTCGATGATTTTCGTTTGCAGGGTAATGCCAAAATCCTGATCCGTGATGGTCAGTATGTCGCCAACCTCCAAGTCAATGATATTCGTTTCAAAGTACACGGGGTCGGGCACTATGTCGTAGACCACATTGGGTTGGCTGTACTCGTCAAGAAAGTCCTGCGCTGCGCTTGCCAGTTCTGCTTCTGCTGCAGTAATGTAAGACGGGGGCATGGATATATCGTGAATGACGTACTTATCCCCGACCGAAGGCTTGCGTGTGGAGTTGGGCAGGGTGGTGTCCTGATCGTCTATGATAGGGATAAGGCTGAACTGCTTTGTGGCGTTATCGTACACCTCAATTTCAAATTCGTACCCAGCGAGCAGCCCTGTGTTGAAGGTTACTTTGGCGGTGCTGTTCAGCAGGTAGTCGTTTACGTTAAAATCCATCAGGTTGTCCGTGAACACAAGTTCGTTGGCTCCGTCCACAGATGTAACCTCCCCTTCCCTTCGTGGGTATATCTCGTCAAAGATTTTGCTCTTTTCAATCACCCCAAACACACCGACGTTGGCTTCAATGTACCCCGGTGCTGTAAGTTTCAGCCTGTTGGCTCCGTAGGTGCCAGCAATCACGTTTCGCTTGCCCCCGTATGCGTACAGCCGAGTAAAGAACACCCCATCGTTCACCTCTTTGCGCTCAATGTTGCGAAGGCCTTGTTTAAACTCAAAGTTCAGCCCGGTAGCACTGCCAAGGTCGCTGCCAACGGTAAGGGTTTTTCCATCGTCGGAGAACTTGTATTCAAGGTCGTATTCGTTGCACACCTTTTGCAGCGCAGCAAGGCAGCTTTCTCCATCAAACTGCAGGTTCTTGTACCCGCTTCCAGCAGGAAAGCTGGCAAGGCTGTACCCTGTGCCAAGGCGGTTCATGTTCTCGATCACGACCCCAAGAAAGTCCTCTACTTGTCCCCGGAGGTAAAAATCGCTTTCCCCGTTCAGCAGCATCATGACGTTGTCGTACTGATATTGGGGCGAGAAAAAATCAATGTTGTAATCCCACTGATCGGCCTTGTTCTTCTTGGCGATGGGTTGCTTGTAAGCGATATACTTTACGCCTTTGAAATTGATGTAGTCCCCGATTGAAAAATCCACGTAGCTGTCCAGTGTAAACGACAGGTTCACAAGATGCTGTCCCAGCAACGCCCATTTCCGCTGGCTCTTGTTGTCCAGTTCAATGTCTGCACGCTGCGTGTCGTTTGCTTGGTAGACTATCATAGCCTGATGAGGTTTAAGGTGAATACTTGCGTTTTGCTGTCCTTGCGCTGGCTTTGGAATCCGGCTGCAAACATCGTGTCAAAGGTATACGAATCAAGAACAAAAGGAAGAACCTTATCCTGCGACAGGACTTTGTGCAGGGAAGCCATTTTTACAATCGGGTTCGCATCGTGAAGGACAAGCTGCAGGCCAAAGGATTTTAAGGCTCTCTGCTGCCTGATCGCTGGGGCCGAGGTGAAGTACGTTGCGTTTGATTCGATCGCAGAACCTACCCCTGCAAGATTAAGCGGACGGATGAGTTTGCACCCGAACTGCGCAAAGGAATACCCGTCGATAGAGAATGTTCCGCCGTTTTGGGTCCCCGGCAGTGCCCCTTCAAAGGCTGGCACACGCTCCCGAAACTCCACAGTGAAACGCTCCTGACCACCTTTATACCGCTTCCAGCCCACAACTTGGTTCAGCTGTACAGTGTGTGTCCCTATGGCCCCGGAAGCATCGGTTAGCACAAGGGTAAGGTCGTCTGTGCCAAAGCTGGCAAGCAGGTCGTGAACTTGGTTGGCCCCAACGGTAATATTCTTCCTCCGAGGGTCGTACAGGAATTTGACCCGAAACAAGCGGGGGGCCCAGCGTGTGTAATTGGATCCAAAAAGAGGTTCGTAGCTGTCGCCCCAGTCGTACACGTACTCACCAAGCCGCCCGGGCATATCATATCCACCGCTTGCGGATTCCACAAGTAGACCCCATTGCTCGGTATTGGTTCCGTTGATCGTCATGAAAGTGATTTTTCAATATTGACAAGGCGCACATTGGCTTCGTCGTTGGCTTCCTTCATCCCCACCAACGCCAAGTGTATCTGCTGCAGCCACAAGTTCGATTCAAGCGCAGCCTGCAGTCCAGCAGACGTGTCAATCATAATCTTATTCAGCGTTCCAGCAAGCACACCTGCCGTGTCTTCGGTGATCGTTTGTATGTCGCCACGCAGCCCTTGGCGCTCACCGATCGTTGCTTGTATCCCGGCTTCCTCTAAAATACCGTTCAATGCTTCCAGTTCTTGCCTGCTTCTATCTACCAGCACAGTGAACTGCGCACGAAGTGCCTGTATCTCGGCAGGGGTAAGTTCGTCCTCGCTTGCTGCAGCTTCCGAAAAGCTGTCGTAGAAAGATGCAACGGCCTTTTCAAGGTAGGACAGTTTAAGGGATTCAATAATTGCCTTCCGCATTAAGTCCTCGAAGGTTTCAGCAAAGTCAGCAGCACTGTCTTTTCCCTGCTCGAACCCATCGACGATGCTGTCCACGATGCTGTCAGATGTGGTGCCTGTGTATAATTCATTGACCTGATCTTGCAAACGCTGCACCTCCCTGCGTGCTTCCCGTGCTGCATCTTCAAACCCTTCAATCTTCTTTTGGTCTGTACCGGAGCCTGCGCCTTTGTCGCCCAGCTTAATTCCCAGCAACCGCACCTCTTTACGAGCCCTTTCTTCCGCTTCAATAGCGGCTTGCTGCGCACGCTCAAGTTCCGTCTGTTTTTCGATAAGTTCCTGCCTGTCCTTCACCTTGTCAATTCCAATGCTGTCCTCCAAGGCATCGTTAAAATCAGCGATCACACGCTCCAAGTCGTGTATCTGCCTTTCAAACTTTGCGGTATCGGCTTTTATCTCTATGGTGATTGCGCTATCAATAACCCCTGCAAGCCCGGAGATGATCTGAAATGGGTTCCCGGTTGAAAAGCCAGCAACCATTTGCCCAACTCCATCAGCAACCCCTGCAAGCTGTGTGGCAAGCTGGGAAAGGTCGTCGGAGCCGAACTTCTCAAACAAACTTGCAAGGCTACGGAACATGGTGGAAATATCCCCTATCATCCGCTGGGTTTCGTCCCCGATTTTTACTTGGGTGTCCCGAATGTTGCTCATGGCATCAATGGCCTGTTCGCTTTCCCTGCCGTACAGCTTCACTGCTTCCGCATGTGTGGCTCGCTGCTCCTTTAAGCGTTCCCGCAAGGCTTTCAGATAATACCCTTGCACGGTTTCAATCATCCTGCGCTCGGTGTCGGCCAGCCTATTTGTCTGACCCAGCTTTTCTTCAATCTGCGCCTGTAGAACCTCTTTGTACTCCTGCAGCGCCTTACGGTTCGTATCGTCCGTGCTTTCCTCGATCGCTTTGTTCACCCTACGCAAGTCCGTGCGCAGCTTTGCCACCGATTCTTCTTCAAGTTCTATTTCCACGCTGATAGGGGGCAAGTCCATAGCCTTATCTTTGGCCAGTTCGCCAAAGTTTCCGAACCCGTCTGCCAGTCCAGCTGGGCCTTCTACGGCTGCTTTACGCTGCTTGATAAACTCCGCACTGATCCCCTCTGCTGCAGCCTTGACCGCAAGCACCTTTTCGTTCTCGATGCTCTGTGTGATGGAAAGCTGCTGTGCAAGGAATGCACGGTAGTCGTTGCCGTAGGACAGGAGTTGCTGGTACCGCTTGTCGGCTCCCTCTTTTCCGAATACAGTCTTGGCAGCTTCGTACCGTTCGTACTCGGTTTTCATGGATTCCAAAAACTCTTTGTAGGTCTGTTCGGCATCTTTGAGCCCTTCGGTTTCTGCTCCTGCCGGGGTTCCCCCTTCTTCAAACTCTACGTACCCAGCACGTATGTCGGCACCTTCACCCAGCAGTGCGTTCAGTTCCCTTTCCAGCTGCAGGCGTTCCTTTCCGAGTTTTGCGTACTGCCCAAAGTAGTATTCCAGTGTTCGGGACTGCTCGGAGTTGAGTTTCTGTATGTTCTCCACCTGCTGGCGCAGGGACAAGGCTTCATCCCCGGCTGTACGCTCCCGGATATAGGCCGAATTAACTTTCAGCTTCTCAATTTCTTCTTCGACCGTGTACCGCTTCTGCACAAACTCCAATTCTTTTTCCCGGAGCCGTTCGTCGGCTTTCGCTATTTCCTCCTTGTTTTCTTCAAGCCGGATGCGTTTGAGTAGTTGCTCATTGACGTTGCTTATCGCAGTGGCAAGGCGTTCGGTGTTTCCTTCGTCAGTTGCAATGTCCTGCAGCAGGGCGGGGTACTTCTGTTTCAGTTCCTCAATTATCTCAATCCTTCGCTCCTGCAGTGTAGTGCCCCGTTCCAGTTCCCTGCGCAGTCGTGCAAGCTGCACACGCTCCTGCTGGTAGGTTTCTGCAGCGAAACTGCCTTTGTCGGATAGGTTAAGGAAGAACTGCGCCACATCGTTCGCCACCGACAGCAGCCCTTCTCCCAGCCCTTCGGTGAGCGCACGCACTCTGTTCCCAAGAATGGTCAGGGCGTTGTTCTGCCCCTGTGTCATAGCGGAGAATGCACGGTCGGTTGATCCCACGGCTTCTTCCAAGTTGCGCAAGTCATCTGCAGCCCCTTGTGCATTCTTGCCAGTTGCTGCAAGTACCGCCAGCACAGCTTCCTGCTGCCCGACCATCTTTTCTATTGCAGTACTGGAACCGTCTGCACGGTCGTACAATTCCTGCAGGGCATCTTGGAACGTGTATATCTCGCTCCACCCATCACCAAGTTCCCGGTTCAGACCAACAAGTGCTGCCCTGATCTGTGTTATGGCAACCTTGGTAGGCGTTCCCTGTTTGGTAAGGGTAGCCACAGCAGCCAGTACTTCGTTGTATGATACACCCAGCGCAGCAGCAAGCGGAGCAGCTTGGGACATGGAGGACGAAAGCTGGGCAAAGTTGGTTTTTCCAAGTTCCACGGTCTTGAACATGGCATCTGCTACCTCATTGGCCTTTTCAGCAGACACCCCAAAGGCGTTCATAATGGTAGTCAGACCATCTGCAGCAGTAAGCGTGTCCGTAACCCCAGCCACAGCACTCTTGGATGCAGTTTCCAAAAGGCGCAGCCCTTCGGCTCCGTCATACCCAGCAGACACCACTTGGTAGTACGCCTGTGCAAGTTTTATCGGGTCGTCCAGTGTTTCCTCCGACAGCCGGAAAATATCGCCTTTAAGCTGGCCGAAGTCCGCCTGTGCGCTCTGCGAAATGGTTTTTACTTCCAGCATGGCAGCTTCGTACTGCTTTGCAAAGTTGAAGGCTTCGGCAGCAATGTTTCCGAAAGCAAGTGCAGCCCCAGCGCCAAGGGCCACGAATGGGTTGATTGAACTTATCCTGCTGGCAAGACCTTGAATGATGCCCGTAGCTTCCAAAGCCCCGGAACGCAGGCCGGAGTTGTCAATCCCGGAAGCAAAGAACAGTGAATTATCTCCTTGAACTGGCATAGGGTGAATCTATTTTCTTGCCAATTTACAGAATGAAAGTGAGGGAGATTGATTACTTTGGTGGGAAATGATATAGTTGAAAAACAGATGATACACGCTCTGCCATTCTTGGAAGCCATTAGCTACCCCATGCTGGTGGTAGAGTACAGGGACGACACAGTGCTGCTGTCAAACCCGTATATCACCTATCGCTTCACAGGAATGCCGGACATTGAGCGTATCAAAGAAAAGTACCCCCCGGGGTCCGTCCGGCTTCTCTTCGGTCTACCACATTGGCTTTTGAATTAGGCATCAACTGCGCCACAGCACGTTCGTAGACGTTTACGATGCTACTCCCTGCCACCATTGCAAAGGTGTCGTCGTAGAGGTTGCAAATAACCTGCCCTTCCAGCTTTACACGGGACTGATCGAAGGCATCTACAAAGCCCGAAGCCATAAGCGCAAAACTGCTGTCATGGACGGTTACGTAGTTCTTGTCCTTTGCCGTTACAAGGCTCTCCCCGAACGCATGCACCTCCGCACTGCCCAAAGCCACAAACTGGCTGTCAATGACCGTCCACTTTCCTTTCTTTACAGGTAGGCTGCTGTTCCCATCCACAACAATACCCGCAGCCTTTAGGTCAGCTGTAGGCAGGGCACGCAGTTCGTCATGCTCTACGACGCGCTTAATCAAGAGCCAAGGCATCCAGTGCCCGAAAAACTCTAAGGCCTGTTCATATTTCTGCCCCTGCTTTACTTCCTCGAAAAGGGCTTCGGCTTTCTCCCCGTACAGCTTGCACGCACGGTTGATGGATTTTTCCTTTCTACGGGATTCCAGCCGCCTGTAAATTTTGCGCATTAAGTGCTTCGTCTTGACGTTCATTGCTTTGGCATTTGTGCAGATAGGATTCCGGCAAGATCCTTTGGCTGCGTGTTAGACTTTTGGCTCTCGTCGTCGTTGGGTTTATACCGGGGAACGCTGGCCGATAAGCACACCAGCGTGCGGTAGGGTATTTCGTTGAAGACCTGTTCGTAACTCATTCCGAAATGGGACATGCCCCCGCCAATCAGGGCGTAGGGATTGAATCGTTTATGTTCGACAGCGGATTCATCTGCCTTACAGTCTGGAAAAAGGGCAAAAAAAAACCCGTCTGAATTTTCTGCGCCACCTCGAACCATAGCTGCAGCACCTCTTGGACGGTAAGGTTATCCGTGAGGAATGGCACGTACCAATCCGGCATAGGCTTCTTGCTGGGCCCGTGTGCCATGATAGCGGTTATCTCAATAAGCTGCGGAATGTATGTCAGTGCCTGCCGGGACATAGCTTGCTCCGTGAACAGTTCGTCGGGCAGCTGGGCTACCACTTGCGCAATCTTGTTCAGCACTGCAAAGGTGGGCGGTTTTATGGTGAAGGTGATATGCGACTTGCGCTGCAGTTGCTCCGGCAGCGTGTCCGGGACAATCACTTCTACTTTGTACTTGGATGGCTCGTTTCTTAGGGCTTCTAAGAGGGCGACGTGAGCCTGCTTTACGTCCATGGCATCGGACTGCTTGGCCCCTTGGCTTTCTTCCATGCACCGAAGATAAAAAAAAGGAGCGGTTTTCACCACTCCCTTTTCCGGCTCCGGGGGAACTATGTGCCTACACGTACTCGGCCACAAGCTGCTGCGCCTTGTTGTTCGTTTCCTTACCTGCTCCGATCATGATAAAGTCGTGCCCAGCGTTCTTGTGCAGGTGGTTCGTGTAACGAGTTGCGCCCTGCAGCAAGCCAAACGCTGTCGTCCCTGTGTACTTCATCTCAATATCGATGCCGTGCAGTATCTGTTCCACAGTCGCTTTCTTGCGTGCCTTGGCTTCCTCCCACTCTTTTTTGGTGCGGATGCCTGCCAGTTCACGTGCAAACGCCACAATCTCGCTGCGCTTCACCTCTACCCTGTCAAGGGATTTAAGAAACTCGCCATGCTGCTGGTAGGTGTCCATCGTTTTGAGCAGTTCGCCCACGTACAGCAACGCCTTAGCATTGCCGGATTCAGTGTGTCGCATTTTAAGCTGCCCGTGAGAACGTGCAACCCGCATCCCGTTGTCGCAAACAAGGCGCTTTGTGCTTAGATCGAACTTACTGCTGAATGTACCACCGAACCCCGTCCAAAAGGACATTTGCGCCAGTATATTCTCTTCCTTGCCGTTGGCATTGGTAAAGATGATTGGCTCGAAGGGCACTGTGAAGCGTATGCGCTGCCCATTAAGATACTCGTTGTACCCTATCTGCGACAGGTCAAGGTCAAGCTGCGATTCCTGTACGCTCTCAATGATGCTGCGCAGAAAGTCTTTTGGCTGCAGGGAGTGGTAGATGCGCCCCCCGGTTCCAAGGAAACGCCCATCGCTTGTGTACACGTCTTTGGTGTACGGGGCATCAACCTCCGTGCTGGGGTCAATCCCAAGGTCAATCGGGCTGGGTGCTTCCTTCTTGTAGTCGATCACGTCAAAAAGCCGGGATTCCAGCTTGTTCAGTGCGTCCATGTTTTTGCTCGTCAGTTCCAGTGTGTCTAATGTAGTTTCCATGATGTGAAAAAATTAAGTGTGAAAAATTATCGTGTTCCGCATTCGTTATACGGGTCGTAGGCATCCTTGCGGTACGGATACCTCCCGCTTTCGTAGCAAGCATCGCACCAGTGTCCGGTGGTGATGCCGTAATGGTCAAAACGCTCCTGCACGCTGCTGCGCTCGTCTGCATACGCCTTGCAGCCCCGGCAAGAGGGGATTTTACGCAAGCACCATGCCTCATCCGGGGCAATCATTGCCATGCGCAGTTCCAGTTCCACTATGTCGTTCGTTTCGCATAGTACTTCATTCGTCGTGTAATCAAGTGCCTGATATTTCATCGTGTGTAATTTAAGTTCGTTCAAAAAAAAAGCCCCAAGCCGTAGCCCGGGGCATGTTCCTATTCTTACCGCAGCGCAGCTTCTTCTCGCTCGTCAATCATAAAAGCCACAATCTCGTCTACCACCTGCTGCGCCTTTCTGTTGCTGCGGTAGCCATCCAGCTGATCAATTAAGTAGTGCCAAGCTGCATCGCCTCCACGTACCCTCTTGCGCCTTACAGTTAAGTCCGGGTAGCCTTCAACGTGCATTAAAATCTTGTGAGAACTTGGGTGAGAATAACCTGTGTATTTTCCTTTGCGTGTCATGTGTGTGAAATTTTGTGTGAACAACTATGTAGGCAAACTACCACATTGGTGTAGATAATCCAAAAAAGTGCCCCGAAAAATAGGTGTCTACGGTAAAGTTTAACCTATCTCCGGGGCGATTGAACAGAAACAACTCGATTATTGGTACACGATCACACTGCCCGGGGTTGCTGTAAAGGCAGCGTCCAAGTCCCCATCGCAGATCACCTGCCAGTATTCAATATCGTTACTGTCCCCGAACAGGATTGCTTCGGCAACGTCCTCTGTGGTGTCGTACCAACGGCCTTCGTAAAGCCACTTTTCGTTCTTGTCGGACAAGCTGCACGGTACTTGCTCCTGCAGTATCTGTCCAGCAACTATTTCATTCCCCACCCGGAAGGCTTGCTGCACCACTGCTGTGCATTCGCAGCTGGGTAGGTCGTCGTCTTTCTCGCAGCTTGCTGCCAAAAGGATGCCGATAGTGAACAAAGTTGCCCACAGTATGTCTTTCCAAGTCGGGGGGTAAATTCCGTTATTTTTCATGTCGTTTTCAATTTAAGGTTTTTGTGATAAAGTTTTCGCATGATGCCCTTGGGCCAGTAGCCCGGGGTTCTATTGTAACGCCCTGCACGGGCACCGATTGTCAAATGCAGGGCACGCTGGTATGGTTTCATCGTTTTCATAGCAGGTCTACTTCTTCTCCCTGTTCACCAGCACGTATGTCAATAATCAGGTTGAAATTGTTTTTGTACACGTAGCCCAAGTCATGGACGTAGGCTATCTCTGCTCCGTACTCTTTGAGCCTGCCGATCAGCAGGTACAGGTTGCGGTCGCTGGTGTCCAGCCTTGCGGCCAGTTCTTCCGGGGTTCCTGTGTGGCCCCCTTTGATAAGTCCGTGCAGCTTTTGCAGCTTGCGAAATAGAGAAAACTGTTTCATGGTGTGTTTGTTTTGCGTTGATACTTTCCGGGGGCTACCCGTTCAAAATGCTTCTGCAGAACTTGGCGCACCTTGGCCTTGTAATGCTTGTTGGCTCTGACTTTGCCCGGAGCAAGTCGCAAAACAAGCTGGTACAGGCTGCTGGGCGTTACAGGCTCGCTGATCTTTTGCATTGCATGGTCAACGACCACTTTCCACGTTTCCCCGCTTAGAGCCGGGAAAAAGCATACAATCGGGGTCAGGGGTATGTGCGCTCCTTTAAGTGCGCTCTCCGCTATCCGCTCGCTGTCGTACTCCGTGTATGCGACCAGCAGTGAGGGAGCCGGGGCGTTCTGCTTGCTTTCGTTTCCTTCTGAATCATAAAAGCGTAGCCTGCCCCGCATAAAGAAAAAGCTGTCGGCAGTCCCGAATACATAGTCCTGCAGCGCAGCAGTGTCTGTCCGGGAAAAGATCAGGGCCGTGCCATCCCCGTGCATTGCCATAAGTTCCAGCCACCGTTTCAGCTGTGTGCCATACGGGGGGTTCAGCCATACCCTGCCCTCCCACGGCAAGAGCAACCCGTTATCGTGTTTCGTGTAGTGGCGCAGTGCGGTGTCCCAAGGTCTGTCAATGGGGCTGCAAGGGTCAAGATCAAACGGCCCAAGCTGCTGCACAATCCCGGGCGGGGTCAGCCACACTTCGTTGCCTTCTGTTCGTTGGTAGTTCATAGGTCAAACTTCCTTTGCATTTCCTCAATCAGTGTCTTGCTGAACAGCATCCACTTGGTAGCCTTTCCGTCATAGTCCCGAAGCTGCACCGATATAGGCTTGGAGGTGTCAAGGGGCGCAAGCTGCTCCCGAACGTACTTGCGGTCAGAATCCAGTTTGGGCTCATGCATCGTTAAGTGCGTGTTATCGGACAGTACCTTATGCACGCTCTTGTCTTTGGGGTATGGACACAGGCTTCCTTTCAACCTCTCAAAGCTGGGAAGGTACGGGGTCGTGTCTATCGTTTCACTGCTGCCCATAGTTTTTGACGGGGTGCGCATCCTGTACGTGTCAAAGCGGTACGGAACTTCACCCCACTGCACGCACACGTGCTTTCCTCCGTACAGCACAATGAGGAACGTGGTCAGTTCCCGGTTGCGCAGCACTGTGGCCCCGTCGAGGGTAAATTTGTCTGCCAACTCCAATAGGTCGGCATGGACTTTCTTTCTTCTGCCAAGGTAGGCTTCTGCTTGTGTGTTCATAGCTTGTTTGCAAAAAGGTTCAACTGTCCCTGCACGCCTTTGCGCAGGTCTTCTGCGATCAGTTCACGGAATTGCTCAAAACCCCGTTTCTTCCACTGCTCGTAATTCTCCCGGAGCCTTTCAAGGCGCAACCTGTTCTGCACCTCCGGGTCAGGTACAAAAGCGTAAAGGTTCACCTCTTGTTTGGCGACATAGGTTCGCCCCACTGCACGCACCAGCCCTTCTTCCTGCAGTTCCGACAGCCGTGCCGAACAGGTGTTCTGATGCAGCCCAAGTGTTTTGCGTATGCTGTACTCGGATAAAGGGTGCGGGGTTTCCATTAGTAGCTGCAGGATGCGCAGCGTGTGTGTCAATCGCTTGCCACTGGCAAGGTACTTCTTCAACGCAAGTACGGACGTTTCTCGGCTTCTGTTCATTTGATTCTGCCATTTAGTGGATTGCATGATGTGATAACTACCGAGCCAGCTTTCAGCTTGCGCCCGTTTGTACACTGCACGTCCTGCTGCAGCGTTTCAGTTCTACGGCCATAATACCCCATCCGTTCTCTGTCGGGTTTGGGAATCAGGACTGTGCCTATGAATTTTTGTTTGTGGTAGTACTCTATGAAGTACCCAAGGGTTTCAAATTGCGTCATGTGTGTGAATTATGATTGGGGTAAATGTAATGAAATTGCAGTAATAAAAAAAGCCACCCCGATAAGTGGAGTGGCCTTTTCGCTATGAAATTGAGGACTTACTACACTGCGACCTTCGCAATAGAGTAAGGCGGGCCTTTCACATCCAAAGCCGATACCGGGGTGTTCGCAGTCGCATTGACCTGAACAGCCATCAGCGCATTCTTCGTGATCGAACCTTCGTGCCGTGCAGATACACGTGCGTAAGGCATTTCGATGGTGAAGTAGAATCCGTCAATCTCTTTCGAGGTAATACGGATGGACAGATACTTGTCCGGCACTGTTTCCGGTGCGTCGTAGACATTGGCAGCGTAGGATCCACCCAGCAGCAGCACTGCATCATCACCAAACACCTCATAGAGCCGGAAGCTCGCTGTGGTGGGTGTAGCTGCAGAAGCCAGTGTAAGGTAGGCATCCTCCTGTTCCGTCGGGATGGTTTCCTCATTCGCTTCCGCTCCTGAGAAAGACAGGCTGTTCAGTTCAACTGCCGTAAAGGTAGTCAAACTGGTTCCCATCACTCCGTCCCCCGGTGCTCCAATCTCAACTTTGGCAACGCCCAGAATATTATCATTCTTAGCCATAATCTCTGATTTTTACAGGGTTATACAATTTACTCTGATATTGTAGAAAAACTTTCCGTGGTTTTCCTGATCCTTGAATACGCCCTTGTCGTCCAATACGTCCACATGGATAGTGGTACTGCCGATGGTATGCGTTGCATCGTCCAGTGCTGGCAGCACAAGGTCAAGGAGTTGCTTCATCCGTGCGTGGTTAGGCTGGTGATCGTCAAGACCCATGACATGTATATTCACGTTCAGCGTAGCCGATTGCACGTAGCCACCGGGGTTTGCTATCACGTTGATAGATACATTTTCCAGCTGGTCTTTTGCAGGTTCCTCTCCAAGGTACATTCCCCCGGAAAGTTCCGCAAGAACCAAAGGCCTTACCGCTTGGTAAAGCGTGCTGGCTATGTCATAACTCGATTGCACTGAAAATCTGTTTAAATGTGTCTGTGGTAGGGGCTGACCCCTCGATCACATCATAACCACGTTTCGCTTCCACGTATGCTGCATACTCCATGCCTGCCACTCCAATCAATACCCATCCGGTAGTATATCGGGCAGCTATCTCGTCTGCGAATATCTTGGCACGTTTAACGCCACTCCTGCGGTCTGTTCCACGCCCAGCGACAGCGAAATTCTCCGTGACCAGCGCACCATCTTTGAGGATGATGTACCCGATCGATGAACGGAGGTTCCCTGTGTGGTCTTGATAGTTCCCGGACGTGCGTGCATTATTGACAAATTCCTCCCCGATATATTGCAATACCTTCAAGGATTTTTCGTCTGCACGCTCCATCTTTTCACTAATCAAGCGTTCCACTTGCGTTGCGGAAAATAGCGCACGCAACCCGCCACCAAAGCCTAATGTAGCCATATCTCGGTGTGGGTTTGGTACGGTACTATGTTCAGAACGTTGAAGGTTTTACCCTCCCACAGAATCTTGGCCTTATCGTCCTCCAAGAAACGAAATAGCTTGCTCTGCTTCGTGTAGAAAATCGCTTTGTAATCAGTGGCACTTGTGCTTGACAGTTCCATTCGGCCCTGCAAGCTGCGCACTGGTACTGCTTTTGCGCTGTCCTTGCCAACAATACCCGTATCGGTCCCGGTCAGTTCCTCCGGGGCCACAATTTGAACTGTATGTGGGTACCGTTTTAGCATCGCTACGATTTAGTGATGTTCAAGTCCAGCGTTCTACCTGATGCGTCCGATAGCCTATCGTCGTTGTATCGGTGGTAGATGCTTCTTGCCCTGCCCAGCAGCAAACTTGGATTGTACTGCAGCGACAGCCCCCCTTCCTTAATGGCGGGAGAAGTTGCCAGCACTACGTACAAGTCGGCTGTGATCAGTTCAAGGCTCTCTAACCCCGATGCTGAATACTCGTCTGTACTCTCTACCCCCCGGCTCACAAACGCTGCCTGCACTGTTTCCAGTGGCAACGCTTGCAAGGCTGGGTTGGACTGTATGGCTTCAAGGAACGTCATGCGTCAAAGGATTAGGCCCACGTAGTGGCATTCTCCGTGTTCAGCAAGAACAGCCCTTTTGGGTTGTTAAGAACAGGGAAGGCCACAGTTTCGCCTTTCGTGAACACGCTGTACGGGTTCTGCTTGGCGTAACGGGTGATTCGTACAATATCCCGGTTGGCAGCAAGGGCCGCGGGGTCGGTGAACCCTGCAGCTTTTTCCTCTGCGGTCAGGGTGAACTGGGTTTTACCAGCCAGCTGACTTGACAAGAGGGCTACTTTTCCGGTGCTCCACGGCGAAACGATACTCTGCGTACCGTCTGCAGCTTCGATGGCAACGCTGGGGTCTACTACCGTAATGGCAGGCAGGCCTTGGTTGCCAAGGACTACGTTCAGCTGATCCACGGTGGGGTTCAGCAGCGCATTGGACAAGCCGATGATACCGGAGTACATGCCTTTTACTTCGTCGGAAGCGATCATGTTATCTACGGTTCCTTGGGCCATCACAATACGGTCAATCCTGAATCCGGCATCCCGGGCAGTTTTGACCATGAACTTCAAGTCCTTGATCGGGGTTGAGGTTGAAGCGTTGCTCCACACTCCCCCGGTGGTACCCTTCTTGTTCCCGGCAGGAACGTTGAAGGTGGTCTTAAACGTGATCCCGATGTTATCAGAATCAGTGGTTTCGCACACCCCTGTGGACAGGGCTTGCATCGCAAGCATCTCCAGTCGGGCGTGTACTCCGTAGTAGGCACGTGCTACGTCCCCGAAGATGATGTTGAAAATCTGATCTTCAAGGTTACGGGGGCTCATTGTGAGAGCGTACAGGTCATGCAGCTCTTTTTCCCCTACGGTATTCAGAAGCCCAATCTTCGGAATGCGGCCTGTTGCCAGTGCAGCATCCGGGCGGGCTTTGAGTTTCACAGAAGCGTTGTGCGCAACCACGTCCGCAGCTACGGTCATGTTTCCGCTCGCTTCCAAACTCTCCCACGAAAGGTTGGAGGTAAACTCCTCCGGGAACAGTGCCCGGTAACCCATCGTAGGCTCTTCGAGGCCACCCAAGAACACTTCCAGTGCCTTTTGGGTAACGTCTTCAAATCGCTTGATAGCCATATTGAAAAGGATTTATGGGTTGCAGGTCATTCGTGTTTTATCGACCTACAGGTTCCCGGTTATTATTGGAAAACAACGGCTCCCGCCACTGCGCCCTTTGCAGCAGCATCGAGTGCGAACGGCAGCTTGTCTTCGTTAATTACTCCTTGAACGCCAACTGCAGCGTAAGGTGCGTCCTTGTGCGTTTCCTCAACGAGGAAGCCGATGATCTTGGGACCATCAGCAACAAGGTTCGCAGCCAAAAGCGGCTTATAAGCACCCCCGTCAAGGATCACAGGGGTACCTTCAGGGATATACCCTTCGTTGGCATCGTACTCAGTGGTAACTCCGGTCATATCCAATTCCCGGCCACCGGTCAAATCTGCATGGACTTTTTCCCAGACGTTTTTACGCCCGATTTTAATGGAGTCCGAACCGATCATTTCAGCCATGATATACTGATTTTATGGTTTAACTTACTTTCACCTTTTTAGCAAAACTTGCCAAGGCTTTTTCTTCGGATTGCGACAATTCAGACGACTGATTACGGCTTAATCTGATCTTCCAGCTTGGCTTCCCCGTCCAGCTTAATGCGACCCAGCCACTTGTCCTGCAGTGCAGGTGGTAGCTTGGATTGCTTCATTAGCTTTCGGGCCTGATCCAACTTGGTTTCCTGCTGCTTTTCGGCTTTGAGCGTTTTTATCTCATTGCGCATTTCCTGCAGCAAAGCCATCAGCGGATTGTCTTCGCCACCTTGGCCTTTAAGATCGTCGTCCCCGGTGTTCCCTCCGCTGGGTTCCCCGGAGCCACTGCCCAAGAGGTTTTTCTTGAACGTGGCAAACCCCTTCGACATTTTGCTGTCAAAGGCGCTTTGTGCCTTCTTCGACTTGTTGAGTAGGTCGTCAAACCCTTTCTCTTCCAAGTACCTTTCAAAGGCTTCGCTGCCTACAAATTCTTCGGGCGTAATCTGTGGAGCAGCAGGGGCAAGGCCATCAATAAAGTTTTGTACAGCCTCGTCGGTCATCCCCTCCATAGTTTCAACAAGGCCCTCGCTCAACCCCGCCTTCTTCAAAGCGTTTTTGAGTTTCGTTCTAAGTTCCTTTTTCATTTGAAATAGATTTATGATTCGGCTCTAAAGTAGGCAAACAAAAAAGCCCCACCGCAAGGGCAGGGCCAATGTTTTGCATAGTTGAAAAATCAGCGGTAGTTGTACAAGATGCTGTAAATGGTCGTTTCCGAAGCGAACACGAGTTTTGTAAGTTCCGCCACAACTTCCTGCTGATACCGCCCTTTGTTGCGCTCCACGTACCAGTGGATGAACAGCTTGCGCCACTCCAATACTTTGTCTTTCTTCTTAGGCATACGCTCTATTTCCTGCTGCAGCTTGTCTTGTCCGGCAAGCCACGTGTTGAACTTTTCGTGCATCTCTACGATGCGTGCCATTTCCACGAACAATTCTTCCGGGGTAAACTCCGGTTCGTAGCGTGCAATGTATTCCTCCGCACAGGCTATGAAGCTCATTTCGGCCTTGCGCTTTTCTTTAATTGCAGCTTCCCGTTCCGCATTTTAAAGTTGTCCCGAAGCCAGTAGTCCCGCCTGCGGTTCTTTGCCAGCTTCTCGGTGTTCTTTTTGATGTATCGTTCTGCTCGCTTTGGTATTCTGCGCACAGGGCGTGCTTTTGGCCCCCCGTTGAGGTTGCGTATAAATTCCTCCCGGCTTTGCAGTTCCGTGGTGGTGTAGCAGATGCACTGTGGGTGCCAGCCTACGAAACGAAACTCCTTTGGGTACAAGCCCTGCAATTCATCGCAAATGTCGTACTCCGGGTGGCTGGGAGATAGGTTTACACGCACCCCCCGAACAAAGTCCATATTTTGGATCCGAACGTGGTCATTGTGCCTGTAAGCGATATTCACTTCGTTGCGTGCAAGGCGCAGTGCGTTCTTGTAGCTGCTGCGATAAACCCCCCGTCCCGGGTGAAATGCCTTGGCAGGCTCCGATAACTTCAACTTTCCGGTAGTCTTGTCCCGAACACGTCTAAAACGCTTGTCAGGGTTGCGCAAAAGGCTTCGTATGTCCCTGCTGATTTTATCGGCACTGCGGCCCTCTGCAAGTCCAGCCACAAGGTACTGCTTCACCAGTTCCCGGGTTCCCCGTTTCCACACACGAAAAGACATGTCCATTCCTTTCATGCGTGCAGCAAGAAATGCAGCCATAACCGTTTCCTCCCGAAAGAAGATGCTGGCCTGCTTGTTGGCAGATAGTTCAAGTCCCGCTGTGTACTGCTTTGCCATGTCGTCAAGGTGCTTGTTCGACAAGTCCATGCCCTGCTGCATCCCCGTGCGCACAAAGTTGCGGAACGCCTTGTCCATCCCGTCCAGTTCTTTTTCAAGCGCAGCACGTACACGCTCGTTTCCTTTCCACACTGCACGGGTGTCTTTGATTTTGTACCGTTTAAGCACGGCAGCAATACGGCGTAATCGCTGCGCATAGAGCCTGTCAAGCCGTGTGTTCTGCGATCGAAGGAGCGTCAAGAGTTGTGTATGTAGATGGGCGGGATCGGGCATTAGGCGGTGCGTATGCTATTCGGATTCATTCCCCACGTGCCACTGGTGGATGCTTTGTAAGGCCGTTCCTCCTTTACCAGCCGGATAAGAACGTTCATACTCTCCCCGTCAATGGTCAGGCGCACCTTTACGTCTGCCACCACATCGTTTACAAAGCTGGTAGAAAGCACACGGTACCCGCCCAGCTTCTTGGGCAGTCGTTTGCGCACAACTTGCTGCGAGTACGTTTCCCGCCAAGTAATCTGTGTGGCCTTGTACATTTTCGAGTACTTGCCTTTCTTCCACGCATCAAGAAACTTGCGCAGGGCAGCAGTAAGGTCTTTCTTCTCTTGGGTTGCGTTCATCGTTTTAGGCTTCTACGGTTCCTCCCAGCGGGTCGTCTGCATCACGCTCCGCATCCAAGCGGGATTTTTCCTCATCAATGTCGTCTACCAGCGGGTTATGCTGCAAGGCCGTTTGCTGGCTCATGATTGGCTGGTTGAATGTGGCTTCGGAAAGAATCTGTATCATTTCCTGAATGTTGTCCGGCATGATGCTGTTGAAGCGCACACGGTACACGTATTCGTGGAAGGTTTCTGATACCCCTTCCCAGCCCGTGGCAGCAAGGCCGGAGATAAGCACCTTGATACAGCGCAGCACGGCAGGCTTGTAAATGTTCGTGGCGAAGGCAGCTTTAAGGTTACTCTGCAGGAACATGAG